ATACATATAAATATAAGGGGTCCATTATACACTTTGGCCCCTTAGTGTAATATGCTTAGATTTTTTTCCCCGAGATAAAAGGAGTCTCCCTTGCCCACCAACGTTTGGATTCTTTCGAAAGGCCGCCCCGATAACCTGTCCTCCCGACTCTTCAGCAAGTGGGGAATCGAGCACACGATATTTGTTGAACCTGGGGATGAGGCTGCCTACCGTGCCGCCCTCCTACCACATGCGGGCCTCCATGTCCTACCAAAGAATAATGGAGGAATCTGTTTTGTCCGTAACCACATGCTGGAGACTGCGCGCGCCATGGGCAATGTTCCGTACTGGATGTGTGATGATGATGTGAAGGACATTTGGCCCACCCATGTTGTGGATGGCAAGGTCAGAAAGCTGAAGGGTGGCAGCGCTGTCGATGCGATGGACCTCGTGGAGCGTGAGTGCCTCGCCCACCCCGAGATTGCCTTCGGCTCCCCTGCCCATGTCGGCAACATCTGGGCCCAGTCGGCCACGGATACGAAGCTCGACTACCCCTCCTTCTTCATCAACTGGATTCATCCTGGCAGAATCCATCCCGACCTCCGCTGGAAGGTGGATGGCCGCGATGATGTCCTCTTTGCCGCCCAGGTGGTGATGACCGGCGGCCGACCTGCCTGGGTCCTCGGCTGCGGTGTGGATGTGGCCCCCATCGGTTTCAGCCCCGGTGCCGGTGGCATGGCTGAGTACTACCAGAAGTGGGAGGACCGTGTCATCCCAGGTTGCCGCCAGATGGAGGCGATTGTTGAGAGCTACCGTGATGAGCTCCTTCAGAGGGTGGATGAGACCGAGCGCCCCTACATTGCAAAGATGAAGATTGTCCGGTGGTTCAAGCCCAAGTGGGCCCGTGGTGGTGACTACAACATTCCCAGGTGGTCGGCCCTCCGAAAGCTGCGGCTCTTTTCCCAGTCACATGGCATCACACAGGTGCCACGTTGAAGTATGTCCTGATGAAGCCGGAGACCCTCCAGTGGCTTCAGGATAAACACGCGGTCTCACCTGAGGATACCTATATCAACACAATCGATGGGACTCCAGATGACACGGAGTTACCCCCAGTGCCATGTTTGGATGGCATTGATGATGACCTTGTCTGGATTTGGCGATGCCGTGAGATGGGCATGTCCTGGCGTGAGATATCCCCGCTCCTCGGCCTGAAGACACCAGCTGGTAGTTGGAAGCGTTTCAATAAACTCTTGGCACAGGCCAGGAAAAAGTCTGGTTATTCAATGGGAGGCACTCGTGGCAAAGACGCCTGCTAGCACATTCAACCGTCTAAAGAAAGACCTCAGGACCGCCATCGATTCCGGCGACACTGGGAAGGTCATCCTTGCTGTCATGAAGCTGGGTGAGCACGCCAACTCCCAGCCCGCTGACTGGAAGATGTCGCCACGCACCTTCTATGAGTTTGCCGATGTCCTCCGCCAGATGCGGAACGACGGCCACATCACCGATGCGGGTCAGGCCCAGATTCTTGAGCTCCTCCGTGGGGGAGCGCAGGCTTGAGCCATACCTGGTCACAACCACTCCTGGCTGAGCTGGGGGACTTCCGCAAGTTCCTCAGGCTCTGTCAGGTATTTGATAAGAACGCTGGCAAGATGGTGCCATTCGTTCCAACCGCTGCACAGTGGCGCCTCGCCGAGTGCCTGATGGCGAACAAGCGCGTCGTCATCCTCAAGGCCCGTCAGATTGGCGCCTCCACCATCGTCCGTGCATATTTCACCTGGAAGGCCCTCGTCGCCAGTGAGCCCCTCAAGATGGGCATCATGTCATACACCCACGAGTCTGCCCAGTACCTCCATTCCCTAGATAAGGGCTTTGTCGAGGGCCTTCCAGGTCCCCTTCAGCGCAAGCTTGATTCATCCACTGCCAGAACAATCAGGTTCAAGGACACAGGTGCTGAGCTCCGTTCATTCACCTCTGGAATGAAGGGCGGTGGCACCCGCTCGTATGCCCTCTCCGACCTTCACCTCTCAGAGTTTGCGCACTATGATGACCAGGATGAGGTGCTTGCCAACGCCGTGTCAACTGTCGGAGAGGGCGGCCAGATTGTGATTGAGACGACAGCCAATGGTCCTGGTAACAAGTACCACCAGCTTGTCACCGAGGCCGGTGCCAATGGTTGGACACTCTTCTGGTCACCCTGGTTCGAGCATCCATCCTACAGCAAGCAGGCCCGCTTTGGCCTCAGCAATGTTCCACACATGACCCAGGATGAGCGCAAGCTGAAGTCCAAGTGGAACCTCACCAACGACCAGATGTACTGGCGCAGGACCATGATTCACACCATGGGTCCTGACAAGTTCATGCAGGAGTACCCATCCACCCCAGCCGAGGCATTCGTTGCCACCTCCAAGGCCTGGCTCCAGCCAAGTCACCTGGATGGCATTGAGGTCCGCAAGGGTGGTGGCAAGGAGATATGCCTTGTCAAGCCTGATGAGATGGATGAGGACCCACTGGTCCTCGGCATCGATGTTGCGGCCGGCACAGGTGGTGACTTCACAGCAGTCACAGCTGTCTCAGTCTCAACCGGTCAGCCTGTCTGGCACTGGCACTGCAACGATGAGTCACCAGGCCGCTTCACCGAGCGGGTCCTCAAATGGTCAGACAAGTGGGACATCCGTTGCATCCTTGTCGAGTCCAATGCCCACGGTGCCGTTGTCCTCAGTCGACTCCGTGACCTTGGCTTTGATGAGAACCTCCTCTGGAAGGATGAAGGGGGCAAGGACTGGAATACAAACAAGTGGACCAAGATTCGTGCACTGGAGGAGCTGAAGACAAAGCTCGAGGACGGCACCATCAGGGTGATGGCCGAACCGCTCTTCAAAGAACTCCAGCAGCTCGACAATAGCGGCTCAACACCACGGGCTCCAAAGGGTTGCCATGATGACCTTGTGATGGCAACTGCCCTTGCCTATGTTGGACTCCTCTCAGTCCCAAACATGGCAGCGAGGGAGACTAAAGAACGCCTGATGGACCAGTGGATAAAGAGCCAGAGAGTTTCAAAAATACTTAGCGGCGACCGCTTGCCGTGGAAGAGGAGACAATTGAATGCCTAGTTATAAGCTCTCGCCGAAGACAGTCGCCAACATCGCTGCCCGCTCCAAGGATTACTGGGACAGGCATCGTCCCGAGCTCTTCAGGTTGAAGCAGTGCTATGAGACCCGCATCTGGCAGGATGATAGGGGATTTGACACCAAGCAGTACACAGCCCCGATGGAGGGCATCAACATTGAGGTGCCGGTTGGCTATGAGACCGTTGAGTCTCTCATGTCATCCCTATTCACCCGTCAGCCTGGTGTTGTTATTCGTCCTGGTATCCAGGGTGCTGGCTCACCTGAGAAGGCTGAGGCACTCATCAACAACTGGACCATGCGTAACCGTCGTGTGATTGAGGATGCTGCAAGGCTTGCACTCATCTATCCGATGTCATTTGTCAAGCTTGCACCCCAGGAGCATCCTGACCCAATCCGTCGTGTGACAGCTGTTGCCGTTCCTCCATGGGAGGTCATCCTTGACCGTGATGCCTACCGCTGGGACGAGCAGAGATTCTGTGGTCACGTCTACTACCTGCCACTCCCAGAGGCAAAGGTAAAGTTTGGCAACAAGCGATTCGATGCCGGTGAACGCCTCGAGTACTGGGACAGGGGTGGACTCCACACCGACGGTGGCTCATACTCAGTCAGGCCCACCTCGATTGGTGTTGGTTCGACAGCGATGGATGAATCTGAGGAGGGTTACTTCCACTTCATCAAGGTCGTTGAGCTCTATGACTTTGTGAATGACAAGCTCCTCTTCTGGTCGCCCAACTGGAAGAACGGTGACGAGTTCCTCGATGAGGGTCCTATCCCATTCAGAAAGTTCGATGGCACTGCCGACAACAACATCATTCCGATGTACTTCAACCACGTGCCTGACAAGCCCCTTGACGGATACTCCACGCTCCGTCGTACCTATGACCAGGCATTTGAGATGAACATCATCCGTTCATTCCAGGCGAATGCGGTCCGCAAGGCAAGCCGCCAGTGGCTTGTCAAGAAGGGTGCACTCGATGAGGAGCAGATGGCACAGCTCATCAGTGGCATCGATGGTGCCTATGTTGAGGTTGATTCTGATTCCCTTGACGGTGTGATGAGGGCAGTTCCACACACCTCCACACCTCCTGAGGTCCAGGCTTACTACGAGGCTGTCCGTGCCGACAAGGACCGTGGCAGCATCATGGCACCATTCACACGTGGTGAGGCCACCCGCTCATCGGCCACTGAGATTGCGGCCCTTGTCGCCTACACATCCTCAGAGACCGGCCGCATGGCACGTGAACGTGATGAGATGATTGAGATGCTGGCACGCGGCATCCTCAACATGTACCGTGTCTACCTTGGTGAGCAACCTGTCACGCTACTTGTGAAGGGTAAGTACATCCGTGTCAGTGGTGCTGACCTCCACGATGACTTCAACATCTACTCACAGGACAACGCATCCACCCCAGTATCGGATGCAGTCCGCAAGTCCGAGCTTCTCGGTGCATCCAACCTCCTGATGGCGATGGGTGTTCCACAGCAGGAGATGCTCAAGGAACTTGTTAGAACACTCAACTTGCCTGAGAGCTTCCTGCAGCCTGCTGCACCGGCACCTCAGGCACCAACCGAAGGACGACTGCCATCCGCAGGACCGGCAGCAGAGGCGGCAATGAAGGGTAGCGGTGCTGGCTCACCCAGCAATCTTGCCGCAGCAATACTTGATGCTCAGAGGAAATAATGCCGCTTTATGAATACACATGCAAGCGTGGTCACTACCACGATGAACTACACAAATGGCCACCTCCAGAGAAGGTGAAGTGCAACCAGTGCAGATGCTCAGCCTACAAGCAGGTCCCATACCCAGCAAAGACAGCAGGGCGGTGGGGTGACACACAGTCGAAGTTCATTCCAGCATTTGGTAGGGAACTCACCACCATGGAAGCTGAGAAGGAAGCAAAGAAGCGTGGTCTTGTATCGGAGCATGACCTGCCAAAGGGATTCATCGAGGACAAGCTCAACCAGGAATGGAATGATGCACGTCAGCACGATGCTACAATGACAAAGTTTAAAGACCTTAAGGCGCAACATGGTGATGCGTCAAGAGCGTGGTCGGAGGTGTTCTCCGTCGACGAAATGAAGAAACAAGGCACACTTAAGGAGGATGCTGCAAATGGCTAGAGGTATTCCAATGGGGGCCAAGGCGCCTCCGAAGAAGATGATGATGGGCGGTGAGGGCGAGATGGAGAATGAGACCGAGTACGAGAGCGGTCCTGAGGCAACCATCATCATGATGGGCAAGGAGATGGACAATGCTGAGGAGGAAGCCTACGGTGCTGCCGCCCCTCAGGGTGACTTCTCTGCTGCAGGTCTCAACGTTCTTGTCGATGGACTCAACGCTGTCCTTCCACTCTTCGAGATTCCTGACTACGAGAGATTCACAGATGGAGCGACCACCCTTCCTCCAAAGTTCGTGAAGCTCCTCAACATGGTGAATGATGCCGCAAAGTCTGCCGGTCTCGATGACATGGCAATCGATGTGAGCTCAATCACAGACGACCGTTCACTGAAGATGGCAGCCGGCAAGCTTCGTGCCCTGGCTGGTAACACTTCATTCAAGCGTTTCCTCCGCTCAGAGAGACCGGGTGGTCCGGCTCCCAAGGCTGAGGAGGCACCTGCTATGGGTGGCGCTCCCGCTCCCATGTCAGGGGCAGGTGAGGATGAGCTTATGATGAGCCGCCTCAGTTAATCACAGACCATATCCAGATTCATTCTGAGACACTTTCTAAAGGAGAATAGGTATTACTATGGACCAAGCAAACGTGAATAACGGTGTGTCACCCGTTACATCTGGCGACACCTCGACTCACACTGTAACCGTTGACCACGGCACACCCGTATCGGGTGGCGAGCAACATGCAGCTGTGAAGGGTAGCAACCATGAGCGGCTAGCAAATGCTTACGCTAAGGCAACCGGTGGGCAGGTGCTTACCAATGAACCACTGACAGTTGAGAAGTTGTCCGAAGTTCAAGGCATCCCAGACGGTGAGTACAAGGGCATCGATTACAACAAGACAATCAATGAGTTGCCTGAGGATGCGAAGAAGATTCTTGCCAACCTTCGCTCTGACTACACACGCAAGACACAGGAACTATCGGCAAAGCAGAGAGAACTTGAGTCACAGCGTCAGGCTCTCCTCGAGTCCGATGCTTACAAGGCAATCCAGGCAAAGGCAACCGAAGCACCGGTCGATGCTGACCCCTGGGACCCACAGGCCTTCAACCAGCGCATTGAGCAGGAGGTTGCCAAGCGATTGGCAGATGTCCTGAAGCCAATGCAGACCGAGTGGGAAGTACAGCAACGCCGTGCAAAGCTCGATAAGTTCAAGTCAGAGAACCCAGACCTTGAGACATACAAGACTGAGATTGTTGAGGTCCTGAAGACCAACGATAACCTCAGCCTCGAGCAGGCCTACTACCTCGTCAAGGGTAAGACCCAGACCGAGAAGCTTCGCCAGGCTGAGCAGGAGCTCAATGCTTACAAGGTTGCCGCAAAGGACTACGGCCTCAAGGTGTCCGTTGGTTCAGTCAATAGTGGACCGCTCAAACCCCCAGCATCTGTGAAGAGAGACGCCTACTCTGTTTATAGATGGCTTCAAGCAAATCAAAAGGCATAACCAGGAAAAAGTATGGTGTCTAATAGGAGCAGCCCTCTTCCAGAGACAAGCTGCCTCCGAGCCCCCAGCGGTCTGGACAAGGCAAATAGGCACTTGGTCAATTCAATCAACACTCAAAGGAGATAAGGAAAATGGCTGCAATAAGCAATGACATCCTCAGCTCCACCCTGCGAATCCTCCTCGATGAGGCAGTCGACAACCTTTACCGTTCGACTCCCCTCCTTGACCAGATTCGCAATGACGGTGGACTTGAGCTATACGACGGTGGAAGCCAGTTGGACGTTCCACTCATCCTCGAGGAGCACTCCTCAATCACCCAGATGAGCTCAGGCTATGAGCCCGTCAACCTCGCAGTGCAGGATGCACTTCGTCAGGCCCAGTTCGGTTGGTGCGATTTCATCGCTCCTATCGTAATCACCCAGCGTGAGGAGCTCTCCAATAAGGGCGACCGTGCGGTTCTCAGCATTGCTGAAGCCCGTATGAAGTCCGTTATGGGAACTCTCAGACGTGAGTGGGAAAAGCAGGCTGTTGCTGGTACCTCTACCATTCTAACAGACATGCTCACCCTCAACGGTGGTGCTTCTAGCACAGGCTTCCTCGAAGGTCTTGCAGTAACCACTCAGAACAACACCGTTGGCGGTCTCTCCAAGGCCACCTTCCGCGAGCTTGAGAACCAGTTCGTCGATGCAGGTACCACTCTCAGCATCCCTGAGATGAGCAACCTCATGATTAACTGCCAGATTAAGACTCCTGACGGTTCTGCTCCTAACCTCATCCTCTGCTCTCCGCTGTTCTACCAGACCTACAAGAGCCTGCTCTTTAACAACGAGCGCTATGTCGATGAGTCAACCCTCGATGGTGGACGTCTCGCACTCTCGTTCAACACCGCGAAGATGTACGTCGACAGCTTCCTCCCAGCTACCTCGGATGCTGGTAACGCGCTGTCTGCTTACTTCCTCAACACGAAGTACCTCAAGGTCGGCTTCGACTCCGATGCCAACTTCAAGATGAGTGACTTCGAGACTGTGTCTGGATACGCTGCTCGCTCTGCGAACATCTACGTCCGTACTCAGCTCTACTTCCATCACCTCGCTTCACAGGGCGTCCTCGTCCGCGGAGAATCCTAATCATGGCTACCTCAACTAATATTCAGTATCTTGTCAATACTGCTAAGGATGAGTTTGGAGCTACTGTTAGCATCAAGACCGCATCGGACCGCAGACAGATTGAGACATTCATTGCCGGTGGTGCTATCACCTCCGGTGACTGGGTTGTATTCGATACGACTGCCACCGACGCAGGTCGAGTGCTCACCGTCGTCCAGGCTCCTGCCACCGCAGGTCAGTCACTCGTGGTCGGTGTCGCCATCAAGAGCGCAACCGCTGCTGGTGACCTGGTCGATGTCGTAGTCGAAGGCTACGTCGAAGGTGCCAACGTCGTAACTGGTGTTGGTTCCGGTCTCTCGCTCACCACTTCTGGTGTTACCGCTGGTCGTGCCATTGCCTACGCAACTGGTACTCACACCACGACTGCACCCTGCGGTGTAACGCTCGAGGCTGCGGCTGCCAACACCTGCGACGTGTGGGTCCTCAAGCGCTTCTAATCAGGCGGTTAGAGTAAGTTGGGCCACCATGGGATTTTTCCTGTGGTGGCCTTTCTCATGGGAAAAACCCGGGTTCTTATTAGGAGACGTGGACTGTGAACCTGAAGCAAATCAAGGACATGATTTTCTCCATCACGGACTACAACCCTGATGTTGAGACCTACCAGGACGAAGTGACTCGCATTGTCAATGAGGTCTATGATGACTTCTTCAGCTCTAGACCCTGGTCATTCAGCCAGAAAGAGATTGATGTCTACACAAGACCTGACCTCACTGTTGACAATGCAACAATCACCGCAACAAACGATGACCCTCAGTCAAAACTTGTTACAAACTGCCTATCAATCGCAGCTGACCTGAAGTATGAAGGCTCAATCCTGCAGGTTGTGAATGCCACCGATGAGTCTGATTCCGGTGAATATTTCATCGATAGCTGCCAGGGAACAGGTGGTCTCAGGGTCAGCAAGAAAGCAATCTATGAGAGACAGGCCTGGTCAACTACAACCAATCCAGTAACTGTCGTTGCAAAGCAGAGATACATAACCCTTCCAAGCGACTGTGTCCAGCCACTCGGCGTATCCGTCAGGGACCCGACAATCACCAAGGGCACCGGTCCATTTGGTCCCGTGTTTGAGCTCAACCGTAGGGATGATGCTCAGTATGGTCTATGGCTTGACCAGACTGGCACACCAAACACCTGGATTCCCTACGACAACCTTCCTGGTGGTGAGCTTGATGTCAGTGATTTTCCTCCCCTCCCTGGCGACCTTGCGGTTCTGCCTGTTGCTTGCACAGCTGCTGAGGCGTGGCCGGATGGACAGTATGAGTTCTACCTCGCGTACAGATTCCGTGGCAAAATCGGTCCAATCGGAGAAGCTGTCCAGCTCACAATCACAAACACAAACCTTGTCAAATACAAGCCAGAGTTCCTGACCAGGGACACCACACTCTCCAATATGTGGGGCCTGCACAAGCACATCTTCTTCAAGATTGTGAAGCTTGCATCCGGTTACGGTGATGACCTCATCCGTGACATGAATGCATACAGCATGACCGCACCAACCACAGCAACTCCTGGTGGTGGTTTCACTGTTGACAATAACTTCTACATCCCAGACACAAACACTGTCTGCGATACTCCAACCCTATGGCTTGGTGGTGTTAACCTGAATGAGCAGAAGCTCCGCTCAGTTCCTCGTGCTCCTGACTTCAGCGAGGGAACATACTGGAGAATCAGGCTGCACCCACGTCCAAACTACTACCTACCAATCAGGGTCCGCTACATCAGAAAGGCAAACGCTCTCATTGCGGATACCGACACACCTGAGTCCCCTCCAGACACGCATCGCTACATTGTCTACCGTGCATGTGAAGAGCTATTCACCAAGCATAATGCATTGAGTCAGGCACAGCTCTACAAGCAGAAGGCTGACAATGAAGAGAAAGCCATGTCTCAGAGATGGTTGACTCAGCGTGCTGCCAACTACATCAAGCATTCATTTAGGGCTGGACCTGGACTTACGAAGCCATTCCGTAGGTTGATTCAACTACCATGATTACACCTAAAAAGCAAGAGTTCACACCAGCTAAGGGCATCGATGTTAGGGAACCACAGCCTGAGGGTTCTGCATCGATGCTCGTCAACGCACTGTATAACCCTGAGATTGCTTCATGGTCATCAGACGTTGGTTATGAGAAGTACTTTCCTGGACGTACAAACTTTTCTCCATTTCCAACCACTGGCATCTATGCTCTCTATAACTTCGAGAAGCACAATGGTGCACAGCAATGGCTGATGTTTGAGAGTAATGGAACACTCTACTATGTGCAGGGTTCCAACAATGGTTCACTGGTCACACTGAAAACTGGTAGAACTGTTCCAGCTCCTGGTGAGCCAGGCTCGTTCTTCAATGTCTTTGGTAGGTACGTTGTAATCACCAACGGCCTTGACTCACCTCTGAAGTATCGTGGTTATAGTAAGATTCAGCAACTTGGCTGGGATAGGAAACCAAACCCTCCAACACCGTTGACCAACGCTCCTAATCCAAACTCAAATCCAAATAGAAGCCAGAGCCAGCCAGCAACGCAGACACTGAGCGCAACAAACTCAGGTATTGCATCTTCAAAGTTTAAGAACTCAGACACTCAGGGTCTTGGCTCCACCACGGTCAATGACAAGAATAAGTACATGTGGAAGGTGACGCTGGTGAATGAGGCAGGTTCTGAGAGTCCTATCTCAACCGAGAGCGCTTCACTTTCCTGGACAACGACTGCTGATACTTATGCGAATGCAAACGCAATGGTCTGCATGCTTCAGGACTTGCCAGTTGGACCAATCGGTACATGCGGTAGACGAATCTACAGAACAAAGAATATGGCACAGGTTGATGATGCCAACTTCTATTTTGTTGACTACATCCCTAACAACTACACAACAAACTACTTCGATGAGAAGGCAGATGACGAGCTGGGTAGTCTAGCTCCGAATGATTCAGATTCAATCACATTTCCAGCTTCACAATGCAGGTATTCAGCAACATTCAAGGGATGCCTATTTGTGGACGGAGGACAAGCAGATGGGACAAAACTATTCTACTCTCAACCCCTTCAGCCAGACACCTACACCGCATCTAGCGTCCTTGACCTGGGCACAAGAAAAGGTGGAAGCATCACTGGACTCTACACCTACTACAACCAGCTCCTCGTCTTCAGAGACTCCGCCATTGACATGGTCAGGGGAGATGCATCTAGCGGGTTCCAACTCGTCCCCTTCGCTCAAGGTATTGGCACCAGGTCGCCCCACACTATTACGTTCGTCCCGGGACTCGGAGTCGTTTTCCTTGGAAATGACGGAGTCTATGTCATATCCGGTGGCTTCGACGGCGGCTCAACTATCAACATTGAGTGCATATCAAAAGGGATTGGAACACTCCTAGAGAAGAGAGCAACCGACGTCCTTGGTCGTGCATGTGCGGTGTACAGTCCAAAGATGAAGGAGTGGCAGTGCTACTTCCCAGCGTTTGGACTTGACAATAAGATTCTAGGCATTGTCTACCATGTTGAGACTGGTTACTGGTCTTCTAGAAAAGATTTCCAGGTCGGTGCTGTAACAACAGATTTTGATGGAAATGTTATATTCGGTAACATCAACGGTCAGGTTGGTGGGGTTGAGACAGGCTTTAAGAATGAATGGGGTCTATTTGTTGTAAGCAAGCGCAGGACATGTGGTACTGTTTGGAATGTGACAACAAATCCTCAGGGTCAGCAGGTTCAGACGCTAGTTGATGATGGACCATGCACATTTGAATGGCGTAGCAAATGGCATGACTTTGGCTATCCAGGAATAAAGAAGTTCATCAAGTATGTGTACGTCTATGCAGCTGGTCGTGGCTCCAATAAAGTGAGTCTCAGTTATTTCAAGGACCATACTTGGCAAAATGAGACAGCACATCCTGACCAGGAATGGCAGTGGGATGACAATAAGAACCAACCCTACTACAACACGCTCATTGATGACTATGCTGCAGTTCTTGGTGTCACGCACTGGCAGGACAAGGTCATAACTCCAATCAGGTTTGACATCAGCAATAAGGCAGTGACAGACTTTGCATTTGAGATAAAGACTGATTCACCTGTTGAGTTCATTGGATACGCCATAGAGTACGAAGTGAACGGTACGCAAACTATCGGAGGTAAGAGATAATGGCGTATAAGTGGGATAACGGATACGTTGAGAACCTTGATATTGTCGACAGCAGGCAGTTTGACAATACTTTCAACAACTTAGTTGGCTCTGTCAACGGTGGTCTGGATAGGGAGAACCTTCCAAATAACTGCATTGCACCAACTCAGATTGTTTCCAAGAACGTTGCCATCGCAAACATTCTCCGTCAGAAGTACGCTACTAATACAGTTGCTGCTACTGCATCAAGTTATTGGAATGCTTTTGGTTTTACCACGCGTGGTAATAACCTCTGTGGTATTCCATACATCAACATTCAGGGTGGCGAAAGCAATATAACGGCAGCAACATCAACTGTGAGTTGTGAGGAAGGAATGCTCTCCATAACTTGGAAGTGCATGCAATGGATAAACTCACACCTCACTAAGTTCAACGCTGGTGGTGGATACACTGCTGACTACAGCATGAAAGCTGTGTATTGGATTATCAAGGTTGATGGAAACGTTGTTGCTCAGTCACGTTCGTACTGGATGAACTGGTCAAACGTGAAACTTGAGTGCTCTGTTCCAATCAGCAAAGGCACACATGAAGTCAGGGTTGAATACAACTTTGCGAATGCAACTGAGCAGGACTTCGCTGCAATCTACGATAACACACCAATCTTCCACTTCTGGGGCGGTACAATCTTTACGCTCAATAGGTTGCGCTAATGTCAAGAGCAGTCATACAAAACTTCTATCCAAACAATAACGTCATCACTGACACTGACCTGAATAACCAGTATGGCGCAGTGACGTCTGCTACAACCACAGTCAACCAGGATAACGTCAGGTTTGAGGGTATAGATACAAGGCAGATTTCTTCAAATCCAGTTCTTGTCATTGGTAAGCAGTTCACAAATAACTACAAGCTTACGTTACCTGCCACACCTGCTGCTGGCGCTCTATATATGGCAAAGTCAGACCCTAACTGGAATGCTACATATGGTGCCAACGTATCTGAGATTCCAATCAACCATGACAGCACTGGTACAAAGACTACTATTATTGGAAATGGAACAAAGCAACTCATCAATGGTGGTAACGGTGTAGTTCTACAGGATGGTGACGTTGTTCGCATAGACATGGACATTGTTGCCTGGACAATCGAAGAAGTCATCTCAGGAGTTAGAGACAATCCACTTGGTGGTATGGGTGCCGCTGAAAGAAGCAAGCTAATCAATGGTGTCGGTGGACAGGTCAGAGGATTTGGTGGTAACTTTGGAAGTGGAATGGGCGAATGGTGTTCACTCATCTATCCAAAAGCAAATATCACAAGTGCGATAGGCAATGATGTTGATTTCGTTCCACTTGGCACTGCATTTGGTGTAACAGGAATGCCAGAGTTTGGTAACCTCATCGGTGTTGCTGGCAACGTCAACCCTCCAACAACTTCTTTCTATGACATGCAAGATGATTTTGACCAGACTCTGGTCCTACCAATCCACCACATGTCACCAACAAATGACACGGTTAGACCTGCTTTCATGCCATACTATGAGGGACATAGAAACAGCGTCTACGCAAACTACAACTATGACCAGCCTCCTCTCCGTGAATCAACATCAATCTTTTTCCAGGTGAAGGGTGGCAACAAAACTCTTTACTCACTTCAACTCTACTACAGCGGAATCTGGAGAATGGCTGCAAATGGTACAGCACCTGTCCTGTACCTTGAACGTCAGGACTGTGACCCAGCTCTTGGTGGTCAGCACTTTGGTGTCTCAACAGGTGTCTACCTCGAAGAATGCAGATGGGGAATCCAAATCTTTAGGAATGTAACATAATGGCATACACACCACCATACACGTTTCTTCCAACCACGTCGATAAATGCGACTAACATTCAGGGTAATAATGATGCGCTGAAAGTCTACATCGATGGAAACATTGCCTCAGGTGATGTGGCAACCAATACTTGGGTTCGTGCTCCACACATTATGCGTGGAACTTACATCCCATTGTGGAACTTGCATGAGTTCACAACAGGTATTATTAGGGGTGGTACATATGAAAACAACAACATCACGATGTCTGCTGACAAGTTCAAGACTCCATATCCAGCATTCCTCGGTACCAACGCAAACACAACATTAGAGTTTATTCCTGAAGCTGCAAACTACACAATCAGGATTGGTTGGCAGGTATTTCCAAAGCATCCACCGCTTGCTCAGTCACCTTCAACGGTTGTTGCTCAGTGCAATCAGTTCACACTTGGCACTGATTACAGGACACACACAAACCAGGAGAACGATGCTGGTACCTATAGGAATGACGGTACTTTTGCCATTGGTATTCCAGGTCTTTATAGACGCAGAGCAATACAGAACTGGCACTATGTCAATGTCACCGGTGCAACACCTGGCCTTGTCAATAGATTTCAGTTCTACATCGGTGCAAACAACATTGTGAATGATTATGCAGACTTCAACTTCACACTAGAAGTCTACTACAACTAGGAAAACGGGAGGTTACTTATAGATGGACCCATTTACCCTACTAGCTCTGCTCAAAGGAGGTGAATCCCTAGCACAGGGAGTCACTGGTTACATGGCTGCAGATGCTACATTTGGTAAGTCTGAAGCCGATAGAATGAAAGAGCTTCAACGCAGGGAGGAGCTTGGCACACTTGGTTACACAGATGCCGAGCGCCAGCAAATCATGCGTGACATGCTCAATCCAATCCAGGCTAGAGAGCGTGAACGTGCCATTGAGCAGAGAGGAATACTTGGAGCAGCCGACCTCGGTGCTTCCCAGTCCTACATCAGCAACATGGTACAGGCAGATAAGGGTGAGGCAGAACGTGCCGCAGCCGGTGAGACTTACCTGAAGCAGCAGGCTGATGAACGCAAGCGCCAGGAATCGGAGCTTCGTGACCTACAGAAAGCACAGGAAGCTGAGAAAGCAGCCAAGCAGCAAGCGATTGTTAGCGCACTATTTGGTGGACTTGGAGCTGCTGCCGAGGTTGGACAACGCAAGGCTCTCTACCAAGAGATGCTCAGCGGTCAATCTGCTGCTGATGCTAAGTCAACTGCTGCACCTAATGCTCTCTCCGAGGAAGAGTTGAAGATGGCTTATGACCTGATGGGTTACGTCCCGGGGAGCAAGTAACATGGGAAGTCAGGCAGAATACTTTAGCGATATATATGCAAAGACACACGAGGAAAGGCTGAAGGAGTCGATAGACCTTGCACGCAAGGAACTTGTTGACCGCTACGGTGCCAATGCAACATACCTGAAATACCTTGACGGTGAGATGGCTCTATATGAGCAGGAGCTCACCAAGATTCAGGGTGCCATTGCCGACTACACAAAGGCACGTGGTGGAAAGCTTACACCTTCAGCCGACGATACTGCCAAGCTACTCGGTGTTATGACCGATGCCGGTAATACAATCGGTCGCGAAGCAGGTGAGGCAGCACAGCGCAAGCTTGAGGCAGAGGCAACCATTGAGGGCAGATACAGACTCAGCGGTGAGCAGACAAATGCTGTTGGTCGTGCCGGTGATTACCTCGGCAAGATTGACCTAACGACTGCAAGTTCACCTGCTGACATTCAGCGTGCCATTGATACTGCGGTTGACCAGGTCGGTGTTGGAACATTCGCATCTGGAAGTGATGCGGCAAAGACAGGAACAGCCGAGCTCTACTCTCGAATCGATAGAGCACTTACAAATAACAAAATCTACACGGGCAATCCAGCCCTGAAGACATACATTGCCAACAAAGTTTCACAGAAGCTTGGTACAAATCCAAGCTACATCTCACGCTCTGACGTTGATGCTGATAAGAATGCTGCAATCACTGCTGCAAAGACTGAGGTTGGTGTGACTGCAACTGGCACATCTGCACGTGCAGCACAGATTGCAGAGCAGATACTCTCAGGCAAGCTTGGAACACTATCGGATGCTGAGAAGAAAGAGGTGATGGAATGGATGAAGTCACCTGCTGGTAATACGTACATCTCAGCAATCGATAGTGGTGCAACGCAGGATGAGGCAATAGTTAGAGCTGCTGCAAACATTGATGGAACTGCAGGCAAATCACTCGAAGAAGTGAAGCTCATGATATTCCAGCTTCCAACAAGCAAGGATGACATTAGAGCAAAGGTCAGAACTGAGGGTGTTTCATTCGATACTGCCAAGTACTTTGACCCTGCATGGACAAGCCTCAATGCACGTTCAAAGAGCACAGAAGGTAAGCTTACAGACATCCGCCGTGACCGTTCTGAATCCATCAGCAAGCTAAAGGATGTTCCAACTGAGGAGCAAGCCAGACGCCGTGGTGTGGAGATTTATGAGCCAATCATGCCTGGTGTTGGTGCCCGTGCCAGGGAAGCACAGGTCAGAACTGAGGAGGGTGCACAGGAAGGATTGCTTGCCAGAAGCAGACCAGGCGCACGACCAGGTGAAACAATCGATGACTACCTCGCCAGCCGCATGGCAAGGGAAACATCTCCAATACCTGATTCACAACGTGTTCTTGCAGGTGCATCAGCTGCTGCAGTAAGAAATGGTCCAATGGCTGAAAAGACTGGCGATTGGGACGCTGCTTCAGACCCAGGTTTCCGCATGTACAACAACGTAAGAGAGAAGCAGTTAAAGGATACTTCGCCTGATGCACTTGTCAGGTATGCTGCTGACCTTGCGGGTGGTGACCCAATCAAGCGTGATGACATCCTACGTGAATATTACCAGTGGGCTTTGAAGGAGAAGATGGAAGCCGAGCCTGCACGTAGAAAAGAAGCTGTTGAGAAAGCAGAGAAACCTCCTGGCCCCGTAGATATTGCAAACGTCAAGTCAGAAGACTTGAACTTCTAGGAGAAAAATGCCAGCGCCAAATATACCTGCAGGTCTCCCAAAGGAGAGGCATGCCGCATACAATGACCTATATGACATGCTTGGACCAGATGCTGCAGCCGATTACGCTAAGCGGTTTGGTGTGCAGGTAGCAACGCCTCCTCCTCCAGTTCCTGCGCCAAGTCTCACACCTCCTCCTGCGCCTGTCACACTAAACCTTCAGCCTGGTCCTAGTGGTAGGATTGTCAACGCACCTGTTGGTACAACTCCTCCTCCAGTTCCTGTTCCTGAGGTACGTGAACAGCTTCAGACTCGTGAAAGCATTCCGCAGTTGCGTATGTCACAGGATGAGTTGGCTGAGGCTGCAATCAAGGCAAGAACCATTGTCCTCCAGAGAACTGGTCTTGACTATGATACTGCCCGTGCTGAGGCTGAGAAGGCTGTTGGTGCTCTTAGAAATGCACCACGCACCATTGAGTTCAAGCCAAAGCCAACAATGCCTCCAGGTTACTCTGAACTTGCAGTCAGGGGACAGGAACTCCTACCAAGGATGAGCACGCCAGAAGTTGTGATGGAAGCAATCAAGCCACAGGTGCTTGAGACTGAATCACAGGCTGAGGGTCGTCGTAGCTTTGAGGAGAGAAAGCGCCAGGCAAAAGCTGACATTGAGGCATACGCAAAGAGCACCAACAAATCTTTCGATGATACTGTTGACATCCTCCGTGCCAAGAACTCTATCACTGCACGTCAGATTGCTGAGCAACAGTTCGGTCCTAACCCAACAATGAAGCAGGTGAAGGACATCCAGGATGCGTTGGATGCACCTCTCTATGCAGCAAAAGATGATATGGGTTTCCGCACTCCTAACCAGATGGCTGGTGAGTTTGCATCTGATACTCTTCGTGCACTGACACAGGAAGAGAGACAGGGCAGACTTGTTGAGACAAAGGGTGCTGCCGCTCTCAGAAATATTGGTGGTCTATCAAGAATCGCTGTACGTGGTGCTGAGGAGTACCTTGTTGAACCACTTGTGAAAGGCGTTGTTGCAGCCACTGACCCTAAAGTTTCATACTCAGACCTCACAAAGATGGAGGAAGATGCCATCAAGGCTGGGGGTGGTGTTGCTGTTAAGCCTGGTGTGAAGGGAACAGGTGAGCGAGCAAAGGTTGAGACTGGCTCGTTTGTCAAGGATGTTGCACAGGAAGTTGCAACAGGTCGTTCAGCAATCGATGACTACATAGATGCGGGTGTACCTACGGGTGCAGCAACAATCATCGGACTTGCTACAGAGTTTGCTATACCTGCAACTCCACTCGGTGTTGTTACTGATGTTGTGCCGGCATTTGGCGCTGTTGGTAAGGCTATTCCAGGTGTGGCTCGTGGTGCTGAGGCGGTTGCTGCTTTAAGACCAGTTGCTGCAACCATCAGGTTTGGTGAGGCGCTAACAAACATTCCTGAGGCTACAAGGCTATCACGACTTGCTAAGGAAACAAATGCTGAGGGTGAACTCCTTGGAATGAACCTCAGTCGCAATATGAAATCACCAGGTTGGTGGAAGACATCTGCTGAGCTGTCAGACATGAGAACCACCATTGCAAGAAAGGTTGCAGAGGAAGTCGGTGACGCTGCATTGATTGAGAAGTTTGTCAGAGAAGGTGACCAGATAAACTACCTCAATACTCTTGACAAGGGAGCGATGCAGATTGAGAACAACATCGACACATTCACCTCCAACTTTACCGCCGATGTTGCACAAAAGATGGGAATGCAGCCATCAGACCTGCAGTATATAGTCCAGAACTACAGGACAGCTATTAGAACTGGTAAGCCTGTTGGTGCATACACTGCAACTGTTATTCCAAAGCTTGAGCAGGCAATGAAGGAAGTTGTTGCCGAGGGTGTTAAGAAACTTGCAAGCAAGGAATCATCTGACCTTATACGAAATACTTATGCTGCTACAAAGGGCGTTGCTCAGGAAGATATTCATGCTACAGCACTTAGAGCTGCAGTTGCTGAGGTACTTGAGAAAGTTCCATCTTCACAGTATGCATTCGTTACTCCAAGAATCCTAGTCAAGAAGAACATCATCGAGACGAAGGAGTTCCAGAATGCAATGTCCGCTGCGGTCGCTGGAAAGAAGACGATTGCTGAGGTTGAGAAAGCAGTTGAGGATGTTATTCGTAGCACTTATAAGGCTCCGGGCCAGATTGCAGAACCTTCAGCGGTAACCATTCAGAGAGCTGAGGGGCTGTTGCCTGAGGCACCAAGCGGTGGCCTTGAAAGACTTGCAACCCCAGAGCAGCGCAGGCTTCCAGTCCTTGAAGTTGCTCAGGATATCAGGGACACAGTCAAGGCGATTGCCGCAGAGATTGTAAGTCCATATGGAAATAAGAGAGTTGCTGGTGCATTCGCTGGAAGTCCATTCATCGGTGGAACGCAGAGAACTCTTGATACAGCATTGAAAGCCAGGGTTCCAGTCCAGATGCGTGACTTCATTGTTGCCACCAAGTCTGAGATTGAAGCACTTGGTGTCGTAACTGCTCGTGGTGCAGGTGGACTTGATGTAAAGAATCCAATCATTACAGCCATTAGGGAGAATCCTAATGGTCTTGATGGTGTACTGCTTGAGAGAATGTCAACCGGTGAGAGCAGGCTTGGAAGCGGTGTTGCTCTTCCAATGGATGTTATTAAGAAAGCAGCCAATGAGGGTGTTGAGACAATCGTCAGGAACTTCTTTGGTGAGGCAAACCTGGCATCTCTCACCGTCACAGATGCAAATGCAATCATAAAGCAGGCTGTGAAGAATGCAGTCAATAACACAGGCTCTCCAGTTGAAGCATCACTACTCGCAGTGAAGACAATCAGGGAAGAGATTCCAGAACTTGCAAAAGCTGGCCGTCGTGGAACTGGTCTTGCACGTGGACAGGATGACATCGTTTCTGCATGCCTTGACTACATCATCAAGGAAGAAGCAAAGGTCATCTTCAAGAATAACTTTGAGAAGTCCTACCCAGAACTTGTAAGAGTTTCCAAAGAGAGAGCTGGTCATATCAGTGGAAGCGTCTATGCTGAACTCAGCAAAACATTTGGATTGAAGTCTGTCCCAGGTGGATGGACGCCAGACACTCCATTTGACATCAATGAGTTCCTTAGAAGAGTTCGTGAGTTCTCTAGGGTTGACGCAAACCAGGTTGAGATGATTGAGTTTGTGCAGGATGCCATAAAGAAGAGAATCACCGACGGTGCTCTTGACCCTGCAAACCCATCGGTATTCAGCCTGCTTGGAACTCGTTCACGCAAGTTTGTCAACCTTGTCAATCAGGCATACGGTCCTGAGGCTGCAACTGCCTACCTCAGGGCATTCAATGGTGTGATTGCAAATGAGACTCAAGGTATCATGTCATTCATTGAGAAGTACAAGCTCATCAGACCAATCGATGAGAATGATATCGTTGTCTTCATCAACAATGAACTATCACTTCCAATGCCAAGCTCTTCCAAGAAAATCATTGAGGAGTTCATTGGTCCAATAAGTGACCTCACAAAATCAGGCGGTGTCCTATCTGATAACCTCACTGCAATCTCCAGGTCAACAAACTCTGGGATGGTTGAGACAGTATCCTCTGCAGTTAGAAGCACATTTGACACGATTCGTGGCCTGTCAGCCAGCGGTCTAACAACTGGTGTTATCCTACCAAATCCAAAGTTCTTCTCACTCAACTACCTCGGCGCTCCATTCATCATGGCACTCACCTCCCCAGGTCTTGCCATGAGAGCAATGGCATCCGAGCTTGGAACCATTGGCATCAATATTGGTGACCTTGGTGCAACCAACGTCCACTTTGTTAGAAGGGCTGCGCAGGAAACTCCTGATGCAATCGCATTCACGTCGAAGTCTGGTATTCCATACACATACAAGCAGCTCGATGACTTCATGAATGAGAGTTACTTTGGTATGACCGCCGAGACATTCGCATTCGCCAATAAGTTTGGTGAGGATGTCAGAATAGAAGTAGGTCTCAACCATGGTGGAACTCCAGTCAGCAAGATGGATGCTTCACGTGACAAGGTTCAAAGACTCCTCAACGTCTCAGGCACAAACCTGTGGACTAAGTGGGCATCAACGGTTGACACCAACTGGCGTCAGCAGGTATTCCTTGGTGCACTGAAGTCTGGTCAGACAGCTGAACAGGCAAGGCGTGTTGCATCCAACGCAGTCCTTGACTACGGTAGAATCCCAGACTCCATGAGAACTGTGGCACGTAGGTACATGACATTCTTCAGCTGGTTTGCCGTCAGCAATGCTGAGGTATTCTCTGCTCTATTCAGACCTGCTGCGGCATCCAACATCTCTAAGTCAATCCGCATGCAGCGTGAACTGCACAAGGGATTCGGTGACTGGACATACGAGTCAGACGATACGAAGAAGAGATTCTTTGCCGTTGACATTGGAAACTACGATGACCTCCCAGCATTCTACGTTGGTCCAGAAAATCCTGTCATGGGTCCACTGGTCGACCAGGTATCTTTGGTCAATGGTCTAATGTCAATCATTGCCACTGCTGAACCAGGTGGTGCACCATTCGGACCAACAGTTGCTGGTGCCGGTGAGCAACTGGCTGCCGCGGTGGTTGATAAGTCATTCACACCATTCCTCGGTTACCTATCAGACGTTGGCATCCTTGGTGAGACAGGTGCCAAGGGTAAGGTGGTTCCTGCAAGACAGATTGCATTCCATCAGAAGATTGATGAGATGTTCCCAGGACACTTTGGTCAGTGGATGTCTGATAACAATGTGACAACAATAGAGCAGTCTGAACGTAGACCAGGTGAACCAACATTCTACGGTCAGCAGTACATGTATGCCAGCGAGGATGCAAGAAAGAAGTCAGCTTTCTACGATTACATGTACGTGATGGTCGGTCTCAATCGACTAATCACAGACATGCAACAGGCTGGAATGACAATCGCTCCGCCTGCTGGACTTGAAGCCAAGAGGTTTGAGGCAAAGGGACCGATGGGTGTGCCACTCAACGTCCTTCAGTACTTCGCCGCCGGCTCCCTGTCCAAGGGCACTAATGAACATGAGGCAGTCAGAAGTGCCATCATCAGTACAAACCAGGACCTCAGGAAAATATCGGAGAATCAATAGGATGATACGCAAACCAATAATCTTTGAATGGATTCCGGCACCACCAATGAGGGTCAGAAATGGCAAAACCAAGTAAGGGTAAAAAGTTTGTTAAAGTGGTGAAGAACCCAAAGACTGGCCGCACTCGTAAAGTGAGCTACGGTCAGGCCGGTCGTGCTAAGGATGGTGGACCTCGTATCCGTCCAGGCACACCAAAGGGTGATAGCTACTGTGCACGTTCCCTTGGTATCAAGAAGAGAGCCAAGAATCCAAATGACCCAAACTCTCCCAACAACCTCAGCCGTAAAAAGTGGAAGTGTGTTGGGGCAAAGAGCAGGCGATAATGCCTGTGACAGAGGACATTGAGTCCAGTACACAACCAATAAAAGGGAGAAAGAAGATGAAGAAGTCGAAGATGGCGAAGTCCGGTGAGGGATTCAAGAAGTTCACACCTAACAAGAACAAGGGTTCTGCCAAGTACCGCAAGCAGGTTATCAAGGGCAAGTCCAAGAACAGCGGTGGTGTTGGTCAAGGTGCCAAGTACGGTGGCGCATGATTAAGAAAGTGAAGGGTGGATACAAGGCCACCTCATCCCGTGGACGTCCACTTAGCAAGAAGCCAAAGTCAAAGAAGGCTGCCATGAAGCAACTTGCTGCCGTTGAGATTAGCAAGAAGAAGCGTGGCAAGAAATGAAGAAGAAAAAGCCAGGACTCTTTGCCAACATAAACAAGCGCAAGAAAGCTGGTACTTCGAGGCCGAAGTCCAAGTCAACAATCAGTCCCAAGACATACAAGGCTATGAAGTCCTGGGGTAAGAAGAAGAAGTAATCATCCGTAGGAGGAGAAGAAGATGGCCGCAACAGGAAAGTATATTCACAACGCCAGTCACACTGGCCTCACATTAGCACTGACCAATGCTTATGTTGCTGGTGCACAGAGACACCAGGTAAACTTCTGGGAATCGGGTGACAGCATCAAGACAAGTGCTTCACCGGTCCGTGCCCGCATCAGCGCTATCTACATTCAGGTAGATACCATTGCAGCTGGTGCCACACAACTAACAATGCGCATAACTCAGGATGCAGCAGGCGATGTCATCATTGTACCTGATACGCCAGCCACATTGAGCACTGGCATCACCACTGCAACAAAGGGTGGTGTGGTCTACAAGGTTGACGTCGATTACAAGCACACTGACTCCATTGCTTGGATTCACATGAAGACAAACCTTGGTACCTGCAACGTCAAGTCCATCTACTTCATTTGGGAGGAATAACCAATGGGTAACGGAGCAGACGTATACGGCGGAAGTTCTAACGCGTTTGGTGGTAGCGGCGGTCTATCAGCAAACTACGGTGATGGAATCTTTGGAGATGGTTACGATGGTGATGTAACAATCACCAACACTGTGACGCTCTCAAAGGAGACTTATTACAATAACCTTACAATCACTGGAACTGGTACACTCAAGCCGGCTGGCTTTAGATTCTTCGTTAAGGGAACTCTCACCATTCAAGCTGGTGGTTCAATCAACGATGATGGTAACGATGCCGTTGGTGGAACACAGGGCGCAGCACTAACATCTAGGCAGACACTTGGTGGTGGTTCTGGTGCTGGTGGTTCTGGTGCAACTCAGGGTGCCGGTGTCGGCGGTGGCAACAGTGGTGGAAGCAGTTCACTAAATGGCGCAGGACTTGCACCGGTTGGTGGTACTGGTGGTGCTGCTACAAACGTTGGCGGTCTCGGTGGCAGTGCAACCCAGCCAGTACAGAACCAGAGATGGAATGGAACATCATGGTTGCAGATGGGCCGATTCAATAACGGCACTGCCTCAGCTCTCTACAACGGTGGAAGCGGTGGCGGTAGCGGTGGTTCAGATGCTGTAACTGCTCTATCAGGTGGAGGCGGCGGTGGTGGTGGTCTTGTCTGGTTAGCTGCAAAGTACATCATCAACAACGGTAGAATATCAGCAAACGGTGGCAAGGGTGGTAACGGCACAGGCACTGCAGGTAATGCTGGCGGTGGAGGTGGCGGTGCTGCTGGCAACGTTTGTGTTGGAACGCTATCATATCCAATAGGACTTGTCACTGCAACTGGTGGCGCTGGTGGTACTGGTTTCGGAACAGGAGGGGCTGGAACAGTTGGTCGTGATGGTTCAGTCAACATAGTGGTGCTAGCATGATACAGAAATGGATAGTATTTGCAGCTGATGCAACACAGGCACAGATAAACTGGTGGTTGGCACGCAACAAAGACGTTGTCGGTTACTTTACCGGTATTCCACCTGCACTTCAGGCTCAGGCTGAGTCTGAGGGGTGGACACTACCTCACATCTGGGAGGAGACAGTCTGATGGAACAGTTCATTCCACTACTTCAAGGTCCAGCCGCAGCCTCTGTTATCATGGGCCTCATCATCTACGGTGCTTGGACATTCCTGAATAATGTCATTGTGCCCCGAGTTGACTCAATGATTAAAGAGAATAACGAGCGGTACAAAGAAATATTCAAGCAACACCAGGATGACCGTGATGTCTGGTTGAAGTCAATCGACAAGATATCTGAGAGACTGGACAAGATGTCTGAGGTGACTGAGGATATGGGGAAGACTGTACAGGGTCTGCACCAAACCATCACAGAGATTACCCAGAAGCTCCAGGATTCACGGACAAAGGGAGAATAGGTATTACCATGGACACAAAACAGATTGTAATCAGAGTGCCCTGGGGTAAGGTCGGTTTGCTTATTGGCACCTTGGTTAAGAGTGCCAAGGGCGGTATCTCCAAAGAGGAAGCTGAGGAACTATTAGAGCAGTTAGCTGAGATAGTTGTCTACATCTCCTCAGGGATTAAGTGAACAGTTTCAGTAAGAAGTCTGAGGGGAGGTTGAGAGAGTGTGAACCTCCTCTTCAGACTCTAATGAGAAGGGTACTTCAGGAGATTGATATAACAGTTCTATGTGGTCATCGTACTGAGCAAGAACAGAACGAAGCCTATAGACTGGGGAACAGTAGACTGAAGTATCCAAACTCAAAGCACAATAAGATACCATCCCAGGCTGTGGATGTAGCACCCTATCCAGTTGATTGGAACAATACTCAGGACTTTGAGAAGCTGGGGATTGTTGTCAAAAGAATCTGGTCAGAGATGACTGAGGAGGAGAGAGGTGGATGGAAGCTTGTCTGGGGTAAAGAGTTCAAGGGTCTAGTAGACTATCCACATTGGGAGCTGAGGAGATGATGGGATTTATTTCTACCTTTATGTTAAGTTTCAGTATCGGTCTCTGGTTCATGACTCTTAAGTATAGATAATGAGTAATAGTAACTGTTGGTCAGAACTAAGGAGACTGAAAAGATGCACGAAAAACTGTTGGATGAGTCTGAGAGAGATAAGGTCGGATATATGTGGAAGCCCTTCAACTTTGATGTTGGAGACCAGTGCCTGTTCCTACCACCAGAATCCCACAGACAGAACTGGGACCAGATGGCAGAACTCTTCAGTCAGCCAGGAGTAGTGCTGAAGAGAAGTAGAGGTGTATCCACAACTGGAATAGATGATGAGTATGATGTGATATTCAACATCAATGGCACAGCTACAGTAATACAGGAACTACCAGGACTCTACTTACAGACTCTGGGTAGGAGTTGAGGTCAAAGGGACTTCGTCCATGGACTGACCTCAGCTCAAAAGAGTTCGGCGGCCTGGGGTGCAGAGTCCCAGGCCGCCGATGTAGTTAGAGGAGCAAAGTACTCTGAATGGTTAAGTACTTTATTTAGCTCAGACTCAGCTGCTCAGACTCTGAACTACTTAAAGATTCTATAGAGTAGATTAGAAGTTGTTAAAGATTCTATCTACTATTTTTTAAATACAACTAGACTATGGTTAGCAGTTAGTTGTATGTAGTAGGTTTCAGTTAGTTATATCCTACTGTCCCTGTATTCTGATTGGTTATATCATTCCTTCCACCAATCAATATTCCAGGTGTACCAACCATTCCATCCGGCGCCATTCAGTGCTTTGTGATTTAGGGACCTCAGCCTTCTAAATCCCGAATCCTTGTCTAAGGGATTCAACCTACTCGAATGACCGGTACCATTTAGCTGGTTAGCCCTTAAGTTTAGTAGCTCCGCTGCTGGAGCATCTTGCCGGCATCATATGGCTAGTGGTCAGGTTTAGTTGGTATGGAGTGTTTAGCTCCTATAGAATAATATATTATGCTGGAGAGCAAAGTATCCAAGTTTGTGCAAATATTTTTTTAGCATGTTTGTTGTATACTTTGACGGCTAACGGTATATATATAGGTATGGAGGCAAACATGGAAGCACTAGACTATTTCAAGAAGATGAGACCTGAGAGTAAGAAGAAGGTGGTTGAACTGTTCAGAGGCATGGAACCACACCCCTCAGTGGAAGGTGCAGTATGGACCCATCAGACGAAGTGGCTCCAGTCATTTGGCCCTGGATACAAGAACAGGCACATGCTGAAGCTGATGGATGAGCATGAGGATAGGAAGAAGCCAATCGCCTGGTATCCGAAGGTGAAACTGGAGGACCTGGAAAGTATCCTAAACGATACCATAAACGCCTCCTCAGGCAACGGTGATGAGTAGAAAATACAATAAACTGAATCCCAGTCAGGAAGGTATTCTAGGGTTTAGAGAGATAGCTGAGGAGATGGAGATAAGCCCCTCCTCAGCTTACAGTATTTATTACAATGGCCTAAAAAAGATAGGTACGCATGTATTCAGGACCTTCAATGGTAGGGACCCAACACCTGAAGAACTGTCGAATATAACGACCAATGAATCCTTTCAGGACCTCTTAGCACAGGTGTTGGCAGAAAAAAAATAAAAGATTTGTTGTAAATCTTGGATAGTTTGGTTCCTTCGGTATATTTATATACAATGGAGGAACCAATGCTAACAAAGGAAGACTACTTCGACCTCGGTGCGGATACAGAGAGATGGTGGAGAGAGCACATCAAGTGCATCATGCCACACATAAGACACACACCACGCTGCCGAGGATACGATTTCAAGGGAGAACTGGAGGGACAGACAATCTATGTGGATGTCAAGTTCCTCAGGTCAGAGTATAGAAAGAAGGGCTGGATAGAGGTGATGACATGGGGCAAGATAACCGGCATCATCCAGACGGCCAAAGAAAACTACAGTAATCCAAACGTGGACGTATACATAGCAGTACTGACTGAAGGATACTTCCACATGATAGATGCCAAGGCGCTACTCAGACAATGGAACGCCGGCAAACTGGAACTACACTCAGGCACATCAACAGACGACGGCGGAACTACAACAACAAATAAACACTTCATCATCAACGGCTGGTCAGACCCAGACTACATGATAATAGAGGGACCAATGAAGGAGGAACTATGGAACCCAAGGACAGACATCGGCAAGAGGATAGACATCAAGGACTGGATGGAGGGAACATGGACGCTGAAGAACTAGAGGCGTTCAACATCATGGACGAACTCTTCACCGAGATGGGACTATGGGAGGTGTTAGGTGTGGTTGAATGAAGAACTCGTCCACGGTGCGCTGGACAAATCACTATCAACAAACCCCGACATCAAGGCGCAGCAAGAAGAAGCGTGGGATGAGTACATAAACGGAAGCTACCCATCAACACTAATCGAGGACGGCCTAAATAAAATCGTGCAATCAATAAGGGAACGCTACAATCCAGGTGACCTCATCTACATGATGGACCCAACAGACAGCGCATCCCCTCAGCTCATCCTACTGATAGAGGATAGAGGAAGGGAAGGCTGGATAGGTCTAATGGATGGCACACTAGAGGAGATACCCCTACGTCAATGGATACGCGAGGACCATTGGCACTTGAAGGATGACTGAAGGATTAGACACACTCCAGTGGTACCCATCCGTTGGTCAGCCAATCAATGGTCCAATGGGTACTCACGCCGTCACCGAACATGATGTCGGTCTCATCATCACGGACACCGACAACGAGTCCCAGGTCACCATCAAGCGAGGTCACCAACTCACCCTCCCTGAATCCCCGCTCAACCAACTGGCTCAACTTCATGCCCACTGTCACTCGGTCCTCAGTCACTCGGCTCATCTGCGTTTATCTCCTTTATGTATATTATATGAACTTACCTGGCACTGTATAACATCGTGTACAACGGGTCCCACAAAACTCCCGAGTTCCCTGTCTCCCCGTCTCCCCGTCTCCCCGTCCCGCCATTCCCCGGGTCCCGCCATCACTCGCCGACCCGCCGTCTCCCCGTCCCACAGTACCCCGGCCCCCCGCAATCATGTGTTATTATACACTCCATAACCCGGGGATTACACGGATTTATTTATAAATATTTGGGACCCCCGCCTGTACAACGGGGAATCCCCATTATATTATTTGATTATACCGGTTCATACATGTTGGTGACGTTGAGGTCGCCGGTCAGCGGGTCCACGAATAGGCACATGAGTTCGTCCTCGTGTTCACCCACCCAGGACCTCGCCTCGGCCACATTCCAGTCCTGGACCCACATACCGTCACCCGCCTGATACTTCTTGAACACCTTCCACATCCTACCCTTGGACCTCATCATATCCTCAGCGCGGACGGGTCCCTCCAATAGGATGCCAGTCGGCCATACCTCGTCGTCACTATCGTTATTCTGGTCCAGGTACTTATAGAGATTTCCGATTACCATGTTGTCCTCCATGTTTATATATTACTCACCAATCCAAACTGTATAATATTACCCAAAAGAAATCACGGTGGGCCAAGGGTTCTGAAACCAGCGACGGGTGACACCGGGATTCCGACGGTAGGACCAGTTGGAGAAACCACCCACCTTCCAGTGTTCCATCCTCCCCTCAGACATCACCTTACACACACTGAATCTCCCACCACCACCCCATTCCTCGTAACCATACCGATGACTCAGAATCAGACCAACTCGTTCCACACCAAAGTCATCAACAATCTTTACCAGGTTACCCTTACCGTGCCAGTTCTTCGAATCCATGTTGTCCTCCATGTTTATATATTATTTATATTGGATTGGATGTATAACATTAGTTATCGAGTGAACCAAGTTCGTTATGGAACTGGGACACCCCGTCCTCATCGAGTAGGTCGATGGACTTACCGTTGATTAGGACGGTTGTTTGGTCGATTAGGACGATTGGAGGGGTGGTCAGACCCATCACCGTTGTGAGTGTCCCTGGAGTTCCAAGGAGGGAGATGATATCCCAGGTCGCATCATTTCGATAGTTATCGATTTCATCCAATCGACGGTAGTCACGGTTTCTCGTCGCCATCAGTATCTCATCCTCATAATCCAGAATCTCGTAAATCTTGTCGAAGATATCGTGGTAACCAATCTCATTGTGAATCATGTTGTCCATCTCCTTGACTCCTTATATTTATATATTAACCAATCACCCCAACTTTTATAAATCTTTTTTATTTATTTTGTGGGGGTGTCCTTCCAAAACCGTGTTGTCCTCATTTCCTTTATGTATATAATATATATAGGTCACGGTCTGTTTATAGGAAAATAAACAAAAAAGTGAGATAAAAATAGTTGTAAAATAGTTGTAAAAAAGTTGTAAAATGTGGGGTAAATACATAATGAGCGGT